TTCTGTATGGCGCGTTTGTGCTTATGGTGACGATGATGCCTCACGATCAAAATGACGAGACAATTATCAGCTTAGTCCTCGGCCAGTTATCTGGGATATTAGGTACGGCAGCAGCGTTCTATTACGGCGGTTCAAACGCAAAAAAATAAATTTAACATGAGTTATTATTGTTGATGACAAGTCAGTAATAGCATTAACAGAGGTTTATTGATTTGAAAGAACTTATTCAAATGCTTAAAAGGCATGAAGGTGTAAAAAGTCATGCTTACAAATGTTCGCAAAATAAAATTACTGTAGGAGTCGGGCGCAATATAGATCAGGAAGGAGGCATAGGTCTTTCTGATGACGAAATAGATTATCTTTTGCAGAATGATGTCGAAAGGGTAATTAAAGAGCTTGCGTCTGAATATCCTTGGTTTAATTCTCTTGATGAGGTCAGAAAGGATGCCATGATTGATATTGCTTTTAATCTTGGTCAAACACGATTAAGGCTTTTTAAACGCGCTCTTGCAGGGATGGAGGTAGGAGACTACGAAAAAGCCGCCGCAGAATTTTTAGATTCCAAATGGGCGACACAAACTGGAAAACGCGCTTTAGAACTTGCAGACATGATATCTACTGGCGATTATTCAAATGCATGAGTATCGTTGTGAGATAGTTAAAATTGTAGATGGGGACACAATAGATGTTGCAGTTGATCTTGGTTTCGATACTTGGATTCGTGGCAGTGGTGGCCGTATTCGTTTGTACGGAGTTGACACGCCAGAGTCTCGCACTAGAGACAAAAAAGAGAAACAATATGGTCTTGCCGCGAAAAGTTTTGTTGAGCAATTCTTTGAAGGAGCAGAAGAAATAATTCTTAAAACTTGGGAAAAAGGTAAATATGGTAGATATTTGGGTGATTTTCAAGCAAAGAATAAATGGCTGTGTGCTGAGTTATTAGCAAATTATCATGCTGTTAAGTATACAGGCCAAAACAAAAGTCTAATTAAGGCTGCTCACATAAAAAACAGAAAGCTTGTGGAGTTGGACTAAATGCTAGTTAAGTACGAGTTTAAACCGGGAGTAAATCGTGAAGGTACGCAGTTTACTGCGGGTACTGGATGGTACGATTCTGATAAAATTAGGTTCCGAAAAGGTCGTGCCGAGCAAATAGGCGGTTGGCAAAAGTATTCAATTAATACATTTTTTGGTATATGTCGTTCTTTGCACGACTGGGTGGCTGCTGCTTCTACCCAATATCTAGGACTAGGCACTAACCTAAAGTTTTATGTTAATGAAGGCGCTGCTTATTACGATGTTACGCCTATACGAGAAACTACGGCAGCAGGGGCGGTTACCTTTTCGGCGAGCAACGGTTCTTCTTCAATCACTGTTGCAGATGTCAATCATGGCGCTGTGGCTAATGACTTTGTTAGTTATAGTGGCGCTGTGTCTCTTGGCGGCAATATTACTGCGGCTGTGCTTAATCAAGAATATCAGATCGCTACAATACTAAATAATAACTCTTATACTATTCTTGCAAAAAATACCGCTGGGGCAGCCGTTACAGCCAATGGCTCTGATACAGGTAACGGTGGTGGATCGATTGTTGGCAAATATCAGATTAATACTGGATTAAATACTTATGTAGCGTCTTCTGGCTTTGGTGCTGGAACATGGGGAGCTAGTGGGTGGGGTGGTTCTACTGCAATCACTTCTGGTAATCAGCTTAGACTGTATTCTCAAGATACTTTTGGGGATGATTTAATATTCAATGTCAGGGGTGGTGGTATCTACTATTGGGATGAGACTAATGGAACAGCCACACGAGGCGTTGCTCTTGTTGATAGACCCGAAGCTGTTGGAGCGCCTTTGTTGTCTCTACAGACAATGGTATCGGAAACCGATCGTCATACGATATGTTTTGGTTGCAACCCTCTTGGAAGCACTACTCTTGACCCGTTACTAGTAAGGTTTAGCGATCAAGAAAACCCATTTGATTGGACTCCTACTTCAACGAATACTTCGGGTGGCGTTACTTTGACAGCTGGCTCTTTTATTGTTGGCGCGATTAAGACTCGACAAGAGATACTTATATTTACTGACAGTAGTATTCATTCGATGAGGTTTTCTGGCAGTCCGTTTACTTTTCAGTTTGAAGTAATAAACGAAGGGTTGTCAATGATATCTCCGAATGCTGCCTCCAATGCTGGCGATATGGTTTTCTTTATGGATCGGGGTGGGTTTTACTTTTATAACGGTTCTATACAGCGTCTTACATGCACAGTTTTGGATTACGTGTTTAGTAATATAAATACCTCAGAAGAGTATAAGGTTTTTGCTACAACAAGCGTAGATTTTTCTGAGGTCTATTGGTACTACCCAGTGGGAACTGGCAATACAGAATGCACTAACTATGTGTCTTACAATTATATGGAGGATTCGTGGGCTATTGGAACTTTAACTAGAGGTGCTTTTATTCCAGCAAACACAAGGGTATATCCTATTGCTTCTTCCGCTTTTACAAGCACTGATAATAATTACTTATATAATCATGAAAACGGTTATGACGATGACGGTTCTGCAATGAATGCATACGTTGAATCTGGTGGCGTAGAAATTGGTGATGGAGAGCAGCTTATGTTCGTTAATCGCCTGATACCTGATTTTGAGTTTCGAGGCACAACGGCCAGTGCCTCAGTTGATATTACCATGAAAGGCAAGGACTTTCCTTTAAACAATGCCTCTACCTTAGCCACCACTACTGTGACCGAAAACACTGGACAGTCTTTTATACGCGCTAGAACAAGGGAGTCTGTGATCAGGGTGCAGGGCACTGGAACTGGCTATGGCTGGACTCTGGGAGCTTTGAGATTTGATATTAAGCCCGATGGGAGAAGGTAATGGCTCAAAAAGTCAATTTGGTTGTTTTACCTACCGCAAATCCTAATTATGATTTTCAGAATGAGCTGACAATGAGGCGAGCTATAGAGCGCTCATTTAACGATGTAAGCGATGATTTTAGGACTATTACTACAAAAACTGACAAAGAAGAGTCTCTAGCCCTAAAGCGTTATCAATTTCTTCTTATGGGAGCTTCTGGCAATGGCTGATGCTATTAAGGTACTTGGGCAGGCAGCTCCTAGCGCAACCACTACTACAGTGCTGTATACTGTTCCAAACTTAGCCCAAACCACTGTAAGCTCTTTGGTTATATGCAACAGAAATTCAGGAAATCAGACCTTTAGAATTAGTATTCATGTGGCTGGCGCTGGTGCTGACAACAAACAATTTATTTATTACGATAAAGAAGTTACAGCTAATAACACAATCACTGTTGTTATTGGAATAACACTTAATCAAGCAGACGTAGTTAAAGTATACTCTAGTACCAGTGACATGAGCTTTAACATATTTGGCGTGGAGACTACATAATATGAATATTGCCCCAAAACCACCTTTAGCCCGACAAGGGCAACAGCTTGCAAGTCATGGCCGCTATGGGGATAGTCAGCTAGTTCATATGAATCCACACGAGGTGCAGGGATTAGCTGCTATGTCACCTACTGGTCAGCTTACAAAAAACCCTGTGACAGGTCAGCCAGAAGCATTTTTGCCATTTCTAGCACCTCTTCTGGGAAAGGCTATAGGAACCAAATTGCTGGCTGGAAAGCTTGGAGCTGGGCTTGCTGGAGCAATAGGATCGGGTTTGGGTACATTTGCCGAATCTGGCAGTTTAGAAAAGGGTTTGGTTAGCGGTATTACTGGATTTGGTTTAGGCAAAGTATTTAACGCAGGCGCTGAAGCTGTAAATGCAGGAACAGAGGTTGCTCAAGCAACTGCTGCTCAACAAGGATTGCAGGAAGCGACTAAAGCCGCTGGCAATACTCTTAGTCCTGATTTGCTGGAGGCAAGCAAAATACTGCAACAGCCAAACTCTATGGTGAATGCTGCAACCTTGGGCGACACCTTGGGATCGAATGTTTCGACTCCTTTAAGTTATGACGTTGCTAGTGGAGCAACGATTGGAGGAAATGTTGTTAATCCAATATCCTCGCAAGCACAAGATTTTCTTGATGCAAGTCAGGCTGCTGGTACTGCTACATCTGCTTTAGATTCTGCCCGTCAGGGTATTTCTTTTGGTGATCGGTTGTCATCCTTTAGGAATCGGGAAGGTTTGGAGGCAATGGGTCAGGCTGCTTTACGACCTGAAAACTTGCTTACTATTGGCTCAAGTCTTGGTGTAAGAGGCCAGATGGAAGTTCAAGACGATATGCAAAGAAGAGCTGATGAGGCTGCTGATGCTGATAACGCATACGCACAAGGCTTTAAAAATGTATTAACAGATACTTTAGGCATGTCTCGTGGCAGCAACCCTAATCCGTACATGAGTAGGTATATTGGTAATTATGCTAATGGCGGTCTTGTCAGAATGAACGGTGGGGGTGACACGGAATACGGGGGCAATGTTGAAAGTAAGGCTGAAGAGATTATTCGTTCTGTGGGTAATTACGGCTTGGACTCTGATGACAGGTACTTTATTAAGCCGTCTAAAGGCAGCGCAGCAGAAAGACAGTCCTTTCTTAGAGGTTTTGAAAAGCAAGACCCTCCTACAGATTATAGGCATGGTTTTGAGGAAGAGTTTCAGTTCTTTGATTTTATAAAAGATAGGCCCATTGAGCGTTATCAAGATTTATTTGGTGCTGGGCCTAGTGATTATTTAGCTGGTTTGCTGGCTGCAAGTCCA